ATAAAACCGCTTCAAATTTTTGAAACTCTGATGTTGCAGCTATAACACCTCTACCAAAATTAACGATAGAACCTATTGCAAAAGCACCTGCAACAATACCACCAACTTTAGAAGCAGCAGCACCTATTGCATTAAAATCTTTTTCTGAATTTTCGCCAGTTTTTTTAGTCCTATTGTTAAACTTATTTAGTTCTTCAGAAGCACTATCTAAACCCGATTTAAGACCTTGTATCTGTGCGGTTAGTTCAACTATTAATTTCTCGTTTGCCATCTTTTAACTTCTTTAAGATTTCTTGTTTTTCTTCATTTGATGTTAACTTCTTTGGCACTCTATTCATTATAGCAAACTTATCAGTCCATAGTGGCATTATTTCTTTTGGCTTTTTCATTTGGCTTTTTTTAGATACATTAACATTGTTAATATAACTTAAAGTTGCCCTTGTGTGTTCCCACTGATTAGCCTCTTTTTTAAAGAAATTAAATAGTAACCTTTGATAATTTGCCCAAGTCATATCTTCAAACTCATCAGGCATTAAACCAACTTCGCCAATCGCAAAGTCGATTATATCATCCCAAGTTACTTTTTTTTTGAACCTTCTTCTTTACTTGCCATAGCCTTAAATCCATTTTGGATATACTGGCTACTTTCTAAAGATTTAGTCCAAGCATCAATAATTGTTTGAATATTTGATAAATCCATATCATCAATCCAATTAGTAACATCATCTAAAGAAACATCAAATGTTCTTTTACTTATTTTATAATAGTTCTTTAAACCGCAATAAGTTATATCTCTAACAAAATCAATCATTTGATAGTCAATATCTAACTTTTTAGCTTCTCCAGCATCAGTTGCCGTAAGAACATTATAACTCATTAAGGCGTAGTTACCAAACTTTAAAGTCCTAACCTCGCCACCCATTGTAATTTCAATAAGTCCGTTCATAGTTTGTGTTTTTAATTATACGATTGGTGTAAATGTAGGTGTTCCTGTTCCTGCAAACTCAATAGAGTAAGTAGCTACATCTTCCATTGGTGCTGAAATTTCGCAAGAAGTAATGTAAGCACTTTGAGAAACCGACTTATCTCCTGGTATTAAGTTAGTCCAAACAATAGCAACTAATGCTCTTGTATTGTATGCAGTAAAAATATCAGCTAAATCTTTATTTGCTGAAACAAAGTCTGCAAGACCTTCTGCTGAATAAGTAATATCTCTTAAACCTGGCATAATCTCTTTCCAAGCACCACTTTCTTTAGAAGTAGTCTCGAAAACATCCTGATTCATAGACATTGTAACATTGGTTAATTCTGCTAATTGCGTTCCATCCATTTTTAAGATTTGCGCTGTGCCGTTGTAAACTGCCATATTATTTTATTTTAAAAGTTAATTAATCTGTAATTGTATAAGTTCCTGTAAAAGATACCGTATAAGAAGTTATATCTTCCATAGGAGCGTTTACTTCAATGCTTTCAATATAAGCCAAACCTGTATAATAAGCAGTAGCTAAAACAGGATTAGATATTAGTATGTTTATAGGTGTTCTTGCTTCGTAAGCAGCAAATAAAGTTGTAATTCCTAAATCGCTACCGCCTTCATTAAAATCAACTAAAGCATCAGCCGTAAAAGCAAAATCCCTTAAGCCTGGTATAGATACTGAATAACCGCCTGATTGTTTACAAGTAGCATCTATCATAGCATCGTTTAATGTAATAGTTACATTTGTTTGACACATCAAAGGAAAATCCGTATCTGCATCGTAAAGTAATATATCCGAACCGTTTAATACGCTCATATGCCTTGTTGTAATTTAAATGTAAATCTTATTAATCTTCTCACTAAAACTCCTGTGTCAACCAGTTGTTCAAGTGTATTTGTACTCTCCATTAGTGTTCTGATTACATACCAATCAGGTAATAAATCTAAATACCCATCTTGCCTTGTTCTAACCAACTCCATTACTTCGTTTGATATTCTATCCGATAGTAACTTACCACCAAAAGAGTTGTCAAACCTTGTACCTACCTCAATTAAAACGCTAACTTCTTGACCGTATGATTGCTTACTACCTTCTAATAATTCCGTTGAATTAAAAGTAGATAATAAAATATAAGGTTCGGTAGCTGCTGCTAAAACCGATGCCGAATCAAATACTGGAACTTCTTGTAAGTCTATAACGATTGCACCGCTTAACCTTTCGTAAAGTTTTTGTCTAATAAGTTCTCCGACATCTTTCATTCCACAAATTTACGATTATTTACTAATATTTTTAGCTATTTTTCTCATATCACTTAAAAATACTTTTCTATACTTAATAAATGCTGGGATAAGATAAGGTTGTGGATTCATAGTCCCTTCTCCATTAACATAATATTGATAAGCAAACTTTTCAAATCCTGCTGGAATAACCTTATTTTTACCTGTACCAAACTCCACATAAGGAGCGTAAGGAGCAGCGTTACCACCAAAAGCAACAATACCTGTTAATTGATTATCTTGGTAACTTGTATTGCCTGAACCTCTTAAATGACCATCTCGAATAGGTACTTCATTTAAAGCCTCTGCAAATATTTGGTCAGTATTTCTAACTACCGAAGATTTAACTTGTAATTCAGCTTGTTTGGTAAGTCTTTTAAACCTTGCCGTAACTGTTTTAATGTTTCTTACTTTCATTATACTACAATAAACTTGTTATCTTCAGTCATTAAGAACTCGTAAAACTCGGTAATTAAGAAAGCAGTAGGGTCTATTAATCTTCCCAAAGTAGTCATTATAACTATTTCCTTTTTTCTTTCATCCGTTACTTGGAATGCTTTAATAATGTACTCGCCACTATTATAAACAATCTTATTGATTTGAGATAAATTAGGATAGTCATCATAACGAATAGTAAACTCGTAGATATTATCTAAAGATATTTTACCATCTTCGAGATTTCTAAAGCCTTGTTTTGCTCTAATCTTTGCCCAAACTACCTTTTGGTCTACAAATGTACCAAAGTAACCACCTGTACCATCAGAGCCAGTCTGTAAAGTTTGAATTGCGATTTGATTTCTTAAAACTCCTGCCTTCATTAGATACCAAATAAAGTGTTACGACAATATGGTTGTGCTTGTCTTTTAGCATCCGAACTTAATTCATATGCCTGGTCGTAAATAGAGTAATTTTCCCTATTCTCGTAATCAGTAGACACTTGTTTTAAAATGGCTAATTTTAAGCCTTTAGGACACACTGCAAACCCTGCTTCGTACTCTATTGTCAAACCAACGGTAGAATAAGCCTCAAGCATCTTATATTGCAATCCACGAGCAGTATATTCTAAAGCTACATCTTCATCATTTACAACCGAATCAATTAAGGTAACTGGACCATAAGGAATCTCCTGTGGAATGTGAAAGTAAAACCAATACGCCCTTAAGGTTTTTTCTCCTAAAGATAGTCCTGTAAACTTCTCTATTCGCTCCCTTGCTGAAGTAATTAGTTCTTCTATTAAGTCGTTCTCCGATTCCGAAGAAATACGCATATAGTCTTTTGCCTCTTGCAAGGTAACTGGCTCGGTTGTTAAATCGGTTACAATTTCTACTTGAAATTCACTATTTATCATCTTCTTTTATAGGTTCTTGTATGTCTAAAACTCTTTTAAGTTCTAATAAAGCATCAGCTACTAATTTTGCATCACTTAAATTAAATACTCCTTTTTGTGTAGCAATATCAAGTCCTTGACCTAATATTCCAAATATTTGTTCGTTTGTCATTTTCAAAGTTACATTTTTATTCTATTTCTCCAAACTCAATATCGGGTTGGCTTTCGATAAATTCAATAGCTTTTACAATATTTGATACTTCGATTAAGTTAAAGCAACCTTTTGAAATTGCAATATTTAATGCTTCTTTTAATATCAGTTTTGATGTTTTGTTATCCATAATTAAAAGGGTAAAGGTGTGTTTACTGGGTATGTAGGAGGATTGATTTGTGAATCAATTTGTCCTTGAATACAAGCCTCTAAATTAGCCACTCCATCTACTCCTAAAACTGATTGTACCCAACCAACAACGATTTCGTTAGTTAAGTCCTCGTAAGGAATAAAAGTTTCTACATTCTCCGTTGAGAATTGTGCTATATTAGAAAGTGATGCTGAATATTCGCCATCTACTCCTACTACTAAATAATTTGCTATCACTACATAATCAGCTTCTTGAGCGATTGTTTGTGTGTATAGACTTTCGATTGTCCAAGTGTATGTTGTCATTATGCTAATAAGATTTTTTGTGCTACTCCGTTAATTATTACATTCCAAACTTTTGATGAAACATTTGTTTCTGTTACTACCGCTCCAGCGTTTGTTCCTGTGCTACCTACTACAAATTGATTTGCAGCAGTTGCAATAGCATCTTTACCTAAAATAACACTTCCACTAAAGTTACCTGTTTGAGTATTGTAACCTAAAGCACTATTATTTGAAGCAACCGTATTTAAACTTAATGCAACATCCCCAACCGCAGTATTATTTACACCTGTTGTGTTTAAAGACAAAGAGTTAAACCCGATTGCAGTATTTGAAGAACCTGTGTTAGCTTTTAATGCTCTATAACCAACTGCCGTTATTTCTACTCCACTTATGTTAGTTGAAGCTGCCTCAAATCCTACTGCGGTGTTATTAGATGCGGTGTTGTTTAACAAAGCACTTGAACCAACCGCCGTATTTGCAGAACCTGTGTTTGTAAATAAAGCACTTGTTCCAACAGCCGTATTGTTATTACCTACAATATTTGTAAATAATGCAGCTTGACCAATAGCAGTATTTGTTATACCTGTTGTGTTTGCAGTTAATGCTCTATCTCCTAATGCGGTATTATTTGTTCCTGTTGAATTAACAAGTAAAGTTTGAAAACCAACAGCAGTATTATTTCCGCCTGTTGATGCTTTTAAAGATTGATAACCAATTGCCGTTATATTTGTACCACTTGTGTTAGTTGATGCAGATTCAAAACCAACTGCTGTGTTGTTGTTTGCAGTATTGTTAAGTAAGGCAGCAGCACCTAAAGCAGTATTACTTGAGCCAATAGAATTAAAATATAATGCTTGAAAACCAAGAGAAACATTATTTATACCTGTTGTATTTGTAAATGAAGCCGACCTACCAATAGCAGTA